CCGCAACGCTGAACGCGACTATGACGCCCGACGAGTGGCAGACGCTTACCGGAGGGGCAGATATCAATTTGACGCGCGTACATATCCAGCGCGGCGCGGGCCTCAAGGTTTCCAACGGCAACGCAGAAGTTCAGCCCATTGCGGAGCTTTACTACGACTGCCGGCTTTCGCAGCCACGCGGCCTGAATTGGATAACGCTCAAACGCGCTGCCGAAGCGCGTTCTGCCGCGCTGATCGTCACACACGACGGACAGAAATACGCCGTGACGATGGTTGACGAAGTACCGGATGATCGCGGACGCCCGCACCATTACCGTATGGAGATGGAATAATGGGTGCGCGCATTGACATCGGCACGCATGCAATCACCGCCAAAGTAGATGGCGTCGTAGAGCGCGTCCTTCCGATCTTTACGGACATTGTACGGCAAGATTCCGATTACTTCGCAAAAGTGGATCAAGGCACAATGCGAGACACATCCGCGACCGCATCTGACTTTGAAAATGGGATCATCATCTACAACACAAAATACGCAAAGCGCCAGTATTACACAATGCGCGCTCTGCGCAACGTCAATCCGCATGCGTCTCGCAAGTGGTTCCACGTTGCGAAACAGCGCAAGATGGATGACTGGACGGATCAAGCACAGGCGCTCATAGACGGGAGGGGATAGGTTGTACGACGATTATATCAGCGCGGTTCGAGCGCTTGCGCAGTCTGCGACCGCACTTCCCGTCGCAATCGGTGCTTTACCGCCGACCGAAGGCGGCGCTGTTACGCCATCCGGAGGTGGGTACAAGCAGTATTTTTCCGGCGCGCGAATCACGCAGCTTGTATCGGTTAGCGTCAAGGCAATGCGCCAGGACGAAGCCTTAGCAGCCATAGACGCCGCACACGCAGCGCTTATGGCGGGGCCTATGCCGTCCGACGATGGCTGGCAAGTGACCGGGATCACCGTCAAAAGCCCGCCTGTATACGGCGGCATGGAAAGCGTCAACGGCCCGCACATCTACTCGTCGTCCGTCGAAGTGCGCGTCTACGTAAGGGGTGGTGCTTAATGGCTTACGCGACATACGCGCAATACGTGACTTACATGGGCGGCGAGGACTTCTGCCACGTTTCCGAAGCAGAGTTTCCGACGCTGGCAGCACGCGCGACAGAAGCCATAGACGCCGCAACGATGTACAAGATTGAGCTGTTCTATCAAGGTGCGTCAAATCTGACTGCCTTCCAGACCGCGCGACTTGTGCAAGCTACCTGCGCGCAGGTCGAGTATTACGGCATCGTCGGATCGGATGAGGCTTACGGCGCAAGCGCAGACGGCGGCTTTGCAGTCGGAAAAGTGCGCGTTGATTGGGCTAGCGGGAATCAGGGCGCGAAATCGCCCAAAACCATCTGCAAAGCGGCGCGCAACGCGCTTGCAATGACTGGATTACTATACGCGGGCATGGCGACCTGCGAATAAGGAGTGATATAATACATGGCTCATCTCGATATGATTGAGATGCATGGCGTAACCCTGTCGATCAACGTCACGCCCGCTGGCGCGGCGACATGGGCAGAACTGCGCGAAGGCATCGACAACATGCAGGAAGCCCTTAACGAGGTCGTGAACCAGTTCAAGTTCATGTCCGACAACGGTTTTTCGCGTTCCCGCGTTTCGGGCATGGCTCCTGTCTGGACGCTGTCCGGGCGGCGCATCTTTGGCAACGTCGCGCAGGACTACATTGCCACAAAGCAGTATGGCCTTGGATCGGCGCGCGAAACTCAGGCGAAGGTCGAATTTACGGCGGGCGGATACGATTACGAAATCACCTTTGACTGCACGCTGGCAAACGTTTCACCTATGGGCGGCGCGACTACGGATGTTCCGCAGTTCGGGGTTGAAGTTCACGTTGACGGAGAGCCGACGCTTTCTACGTCCGCATCTTCTCCCACAACTGAAATCAGCGCCGTTCTGTATGACGTGACCGCGCCTGTCAAGGATGCGACCGCGCAGACCACTCACACCGACGATCCTGGCTACACATCTGCGATTGAGTGGAGCCCGGACGATGAAACGTTCTCGGCTGCGACCGTGTACACCGCGACCGTCACGTACACCGCCGCCGCAGGATACGCTTTTGCGCTTGACTTTGACGCGCTCGATGTGGTCGGATTGCCGACTAACGCCACCTCGATCACGGTTTACCGCGCATCCGCAAGCTCCCTGGTCATCACCGTCGTTTACGCTGCGACCGCTGCGTAACGACTACACCGCCGCGCGTGACTTCGGTTGCGCGCGGCTTTATTGCGAGGAGGAAGCAATATGATCGAACTTCGGCGCGCGCTGCGCTATAAAGACACGCTTAAACTTCCGACCGGGCACGAAATCGAGATCAATTTTAATGCGGAAGCGCGCGGGATTGAGCTTTTGCGCGCGCAAAACGCGCTTATTAAAGCCGTACAAGCCGCCAAAGACCATCGCATGACCGACGCAGAGCGCGAGGAATACGAATCCGCATATTACGCGCTGATCGAGGTTATTGTTGGCGAACGCAACGCAAAACGCATTTTGAACGCATACGAAGGCGACCGCGAGGAAATGATCGGAATGCTCGACCCTTGGATCGCCGAACACATCATTCCGCTTGGGCTTGAAGCATCCCGCCGCATCCGCGCGCGCAAAGAGGCTGAGTACAAGCGCGGCAGAAAATGAAGCTGCATACAGCGCCGCCTGTTTTGCTTGAGATAGGCGGCAAAACATATTGCATGCGTCCGACTGTTTACAACGTCATGTCAGCAATGGAGGCCATGCAAGATTCTGAATTGCTGCCACATGACCGCATACGGCTTGCGGCTAACTTGCTTTTCGATAAGCCGCCAAAAGACGCGCAGGCGGCTGTAGAAGCCGTTTTTAAGGCGATCAACGAACCGTCACCGTACCGCGTGCCGGATAAAGGCGTCAGGGCGCTTGATTACGAGCAAGACGCCAATTTGATTATAGCGGCATTCCGGCAGCTTTACGGCATCGACATACAGCGCGAATCGACCCGCATGGACTGGCGCACGTTCCGCGCGCTGATGGGCGGGATCACCGCCGATACCGCGCTTGGGCAGATCATGGACATCCGCACACGCGAATTGCCGCCAGCAAACAAGCACAACAGCGAACAGCGCCGCGACATGATGCGGCTTAAAGCCGAGTATGCCGTGCGCTTGCGCCCGGAAGAACAAGGCAAAAATTACAGCGACGGGTTGCAAAACTTCGCCCGCATGCTGATGCAAATGGCAGGTGATAAGAATGCCGGACGGAAAGGTAGAGATTGACGTTAGTTTATCTACGTCAAGAATACCGAGCGAAGTAGCCAAGGTTAAGCGCGCGTTGTCCTCTCTGGATGGCGCCACTCCGTCGATTACAGTCAAAGCGTCTACCACGGCGGCGACAAATGACCTAAACGCGGTCAAAAAGGTTGCAACCGATCTTAACGGCTCGACGCCCGAGATCACAGTCAAAGCCGTTGATAGCGCCACCGACACGCTTGATGGCGTCAAAAAGGCCGCAGACGAAACGGACGCAAAAGCGCCTGACGTAAACGTTACGGCGACCGATAGCGCGACCGACACGCTTAAAGATGTTCAGACTACGGCTGACGAAACCGGGGATAAAGCGCCGGACATCGAGATTGCCGCCACAGACAACGCTACGGACGTTTTAAAGGACGTTCAGCGCGTCGCAAACGCTACGGACGATAAAGCGCCCAATGTCAAAATAAGCGCGTCTGACGGGGCTACAAGCACCTTAGAAGACGTACAGGCCGAAGCAGACACCACGGGCGCAAAGAAGCCGATTGTCAACGTGACAGCCGACGGAGATGCCGCAAAGTCGACGCTTGAAGACGTCGATTCAAAGGCTGACGATGTTGGCGCAAACGATCCGGTCATCACCGTTACGGGCGACACATCCGCCGCAAAAACTGCCTTGGACGATCTTGACGGATACATAGACGGCAAGGCGTCGAAGTGGAATTCGCTTCTTACTGGCGTCGGCATGGGCCTTGGCGCCACCGCGTTTGGACTTGCGAAGAACGCGCTTTCATCCGGCATGGGCGCGATATTTTCCGGCGGCATGGGCTACGAGACTGGCCTTGCCAAAGTCGCGACTATGCTGCCTCCCGGATATGACATGGCGTCGCTTGGAGAGGCGTTTCTAGGCCTTTCTACGCAGTATGGCGTAGATGTTACCGACATTGAAGAAGCGGCTTATCAGGCGCTCTCAGCAAGCGTAGCGCCCGGAGAAGGCGGGCAGGGCTTACTTTCGTACCTTGAACAGCAGATGCGCGTTGGCGTGGGCGGTTTTACCGATACCACAAGCGCCGTTGCGGCCGCATCCGCTTACCTGAACACTTACGGCCTTGATCCGTCCGACCCTGCGAATCAATCGCGCATCGCAAACATTCTTCTCAAGACGCAGAATCGCGGCATTACCACGGTCGGTGAACAAGCGAGCGCAATTTCGCAAGCAACCGTTATGGGTGCTGCTAACAGCGTATCTCCCGAGCAAATCGGCGCGATGGTATCCACCATGACCGCGCAGATGGGTCTAGGGAAAACGGCAGAAGCCACCACAATGGTTCGGCAGCTTATCGCAGAGCTTTCGCAAAGAGATTCGCAAGCGCAGAAAAACATGGCGGCGGCGATGCAAGGAACGTCGTTCTCAGGAATGACGTTTAAAGAGGCAATGGAAAACGGCGCAACCATTGTTGACATCCTGACAGCGATGGACACATACGCGCAAAAAAACAAAAAGGCTTTGCCAGACATGTTTGCTTCTGTTGCCGAAGCCGGGGGCGGCGCGCTGCTTTTGCTTGCAAACAACGGCAACATGTTCCTCGACAACCTTGCGTACATGGAAGACGATACCGACGCCGTCACATACGCCTATGAGACGATGTCGGATACGACCGCCACGTCAATCAATAAGATCCGCGCGTCAATGAGCGAGTTTGCAATCAACCTGTTTACCGCGATGGCTCCTTCGATTGAGAAGTTCATGGACGTTCTGACTTCCGATGAATTTCAAACGGCGCTCTCCGCAATGTCTGATGCGTTTGCGGCCTGGATGGAAAACGATGGCGTAACAGCAGTCATTGACGCAGTTACGGGCGCAATTCAAACATTGCTTGATTTGCTATCCGGCAAAAAGACAATCAGCGACGTTCTTTGGGATTCGCTTGAAGGCTTTTTTTCTAAGGTTGGCGAGTT